GAGCATTTCGAGCCACGGCACACAGTCTGACCCATACGAAGCAGAATGCTTTGCTAAGCACTGCCGTAAGGCGCTGGAAGTGCTTCAACCGAGCAACATTTTGTGGTACGGCAAGTGTCCGGCAGAGTTTGACTGGAACGTGACCAAAATTAAGCCATTTCAATACGAAAGGAAACATTACCGTGAGTAAAAGAGGTTCGGGCAGCTCTGCGAGAGCGGGCGGTGGCGCAAATGGAGCAAAAAGTTTGGATAGTACGCTGGTAAGAAGATCGAATGATTTTTCTTTGTTTGATGCTGGCGACGCAACAAAGCGCGAGTATGAAGCGAACGTGCAGAAAATCCAGCAGTCGAATCTTACTCAGCAGGAAAAAGCGGCGGCACTGGATAAATTGCATGAACTGACAACGGAACAGCTAAAGGCTCAGACGAAGGTTGCGAATCCCTACGTTTCCGGCCCTGCAAGGTTTAACCAGAATCAGGTGCAAAAGGCAGCGGATAACACGGCACAGAAACGGCAAAACGTCAATTCTTTTATGAAAGATGTGCAGAAAAAGTCAACCGCAAACAAAAAGGCAGCTGAAACAAAGTCGCTTTCTTCCGTTTTGGGTTCTGCAATGGACAGGGGCGCACTTGAAGTGACATTTGAGGGAAAGACCTACTATCGCGCAAGAAAAAATTCCAAGACGTGGAGAGTTCGGTAAACCATGAAATTTAACTACGACATCAAATTCACTGACAACACCCCGCAGCTGCATGAGACGCTGGACTCATGTTTTCATTTTGAAAACCCTGCTTGATACGGAAAAAGCAGATCCATCCAATTCTTGGATGGATATCTTAAAAACCGTTTATGCGGTAAATTCGCCTGTTTGTGCAGAAAAGGAGGTTTCGGATAATGGCTGAATTTAGCAACTCCAACACCGTCATCGTGGCGGCGGGTGAAAACCTTCCCCTGACTGAGACCGCGGTGAAAGCCCCTGCCTGCATCATGCACCGTGAGGGCAGCGGCCTTGTGACCCTGCGGGGTCTGACCAATCAATGCAAAGCGCGCTTCAAGGTAAGCTTTGGCGGCAATATCGCCATTCCCACCGGCGGCACTGTTGGACCCATTTCCGTTGCGCTGGCTGTCGGCGGTGAGTCGCTGACCAGTGCGACAGCCATTGTCACCCCGGCGGCAGTCGAAAATTTCTTCAACGTTTTCGTGGCCGCGTTCATCGAGGTGCCGCGCGGCTGCTGCGTGACCGTGGCGGTTAAGAACACCAGTACGCAGGCAGTCAGCATTGCAAACAGCAATTTGATTGTTGAGCGGGTAGCATAAGAAAGGAGATAAAGTCATGCTGGATAAACTGAATCATCTGAAGGATGAGATGTGCGAAGAGCTCATGGAGCTGACCGACAAAAAGAACCGATCCCCGGGTGATGTTGAGATGATCGGCGAGATCGTGGACATCATTCTGGACATCCACCGCATCGAGGACTACTGCGAGGGCGGCGAGTACAGCCGTGCGGGCGAGTGGGAAGCTGACATGCGCGGGACTTTCGGCCATGATGCCGGAAACGGTTATAACCGGGGCAACAGCTATGCCAACCGAGGCCGTCACTATGTGCGCGGGCACTACTCCCGCACGGATGGCCGTGAGCGTATGATCTCTGACATCGAGGACATGATGCAGGAGGCCACCGGTGCAGAGCGTGACGCCTACAAGCGGGCCGCTGACATCTTGCGCAACGCATAAGAAAGGGGGCGGCAGGCATGGACATTGACGAGATCAACACCCACATTCACAAGCTGAAATGCGGTTCGACGGACTGGCAGAGCGTGGAGAAGCTTGCCGCCCTCTGCACTGTGCGGGACGAGCTGGAAGAAGCACACGCACCTGAAACGCAGATCCAGGCACTGCCGCCCGCGACTTATGCGGCGGCGTACTCCACGGCAGCGGAACCGCAAAGCGACTTTGTGGCGGCTGCCAGCTCTGTGCCATTTGGCGGTCTGATGCAGGTGCTTGACGAGCACATGAAAGCAATAAAGATGGTGTACCCGAAAGAGTATGAGCTAGTAATGCGGAAGATTGTCTCTTTGTCTGAGTGATCAACGCCGGTATCACCACCGTGGCCGCGCTGCCCAAAACGGCCATACATAGCACCATCCCCGGGGATCCTGACGGTTCCTCGGGGATGTTTTTGCGTTTATAAAGCTGTTTTTCAGCGGTGTGTTACCAAAAATGTTACCATGATAAAGAAAGAACGTCATTTCTCAACGAAATGACGTTCTTTCTTCATGGTGGAGGCGATGGGAGTCGAACCCATGTCCGAAAAGAGTTCAGCGTAGGTGTCTCCGGGTGCAGGCGATCAACAACATTCCCTCCGCGTCACGCCGGTCGCCAGGCTAACGCATTGGTAGCTTCATGAGTTCCTGCCGGTCCGCAAAGCTTAGGTCCGTTCAGGTGCTGTGTCTAAAGGAC